CCCAAGTTGTTATCCTTGGGTAAACAAGTTAAGATTCAGGAATAAAAAACAAGCCGTCTCACCTTTAGGTGGGACGGAATTAGCCTAGGAGTTTAATAAAATGCACCGTAATCAATCAGTAGATGTCCACCAATTTACGATGATTCCAAAGGCCGATATACCTCGGTCTTCTTTTGATTGTCAAAGTACTCATAAAACTACGTTTGATGCTGGTTATTTGGTACCAGTTTATGTTGATGAGATGCTTCCTGGTGATACATTTCGGTTGAATATGACGGCATTTGCTCGTCTTAGCACTCCAATTTATCCAATTATGGATAATATGCATTTGGATAGTTTCTTTTTCTTTGTACCAAATCGATTAATTTGGTCGAATTGGCAAAAGTTTATGGGTCAACAAGCGAACCCAGATAGTTCTATTTCGTACGTTGTACCCCAACAAGTATCGCCTGCAGGCGGATATGCGGTAGGTAGTTTACAAGACTATATGGGTTTACCTACAGTTGGACAAGTCGATGTTTCTGGAACGGTTTCTCATTGTGCTTTTTGGCCTCGTGCGTATAATTTGATTTGGAACGAGTGGTTTAGAGATGAGAATTTACAAAATTCTGTAACAGTTGATTTAGGTGATGGACCAGATAACGTAGCAAATTATACGTTGTTACGTCGTGGCAAACGTAAAGATTATTTTACTAGTGCTTTGCCATGGCCTCAGAAAGGTAATGCTGTTAGTTTGCCTCTTGGTTCATCTGCTCCTGTTAAGGCTGATGGAACTGTTATTAAGTTTGCACCGTTAGGTTATGGTGAGAACAATTTAAATATTGCAGCTGGTACGAATGCTGCTTATTTGAATGGTCCTGCAATTGGTGCTACTAATCCAGTAACTTTTGGTTCTAACACTGGTTTGTATGCCGATTTATCTACTGCTACAGCTGCTACTATTAACCAACTTCGTCAGTCTTTTCAGATTCAGAAACTTCTAGAAAGGGATGCTCGTGGCGGTACACGTTATACTGAAATTATTAGGTCACACTTTGGTGTTATTTCTCCTGATGCTCGCTTGCAACGTCCCGAATACATCGGGGGTGGATCGTCCAATATTAGTATTAATCCAATCGCTCAAACGTCAGGTACTTCAGCTAGTGGAACTACTACCCCTCTGGGCACACTTGCTGCTATGGGTACTGCCCTGGCTCATAATCACGGCTTTACTTATTCGGCTACTGAACATGGTGTAATTCTTGGTCTAGTATCAGTACGTGCTGATTTGACATATCAGCAAGGTCTTGCACGTATGTGGTCAAGATCAACACGTTATGATTTTTATTTTCCTGCTTTTGCAACCTTGGGTGAACAAGCTGTTCTTAATAAGGAAATTTATGTTCGTGGTGATGGTAATGATAATAACGTTTTTGGTTATCAAGAACGTTGGGCTGAGTACCGTTATTATCCTTCCCGTATTTCTGGTTTGTTTAGGTCTACTGCTTCAGGCACTTTGATGCTTGGCATCTTGCTCAACGATTTACATCATTACCTACGTTGAATACAACATTTATTCAGGACACACCCCCTGTTGACCGTATTGTTGCCGTAGGTGCGGCAGCAAACGGTAAACAGTTTATTTTTGATAGCTTTTTTGATTGTAAAAAAGCACGTCCGATGCCTATGTATTCTGTTCCTGGTCTGATTGATCACTTCTAATATGTTTGGCGGAATAGTTGATGCTATTAGCAGTGTTGGCAAAGCCATCACTGCGCCAGTTGCCGGTGTTATTGGTGCCGGTCTTAATTTTCTTGGAGGCACACAGCAGAATCAATCAGCTTGGGATATTTCTCAAGCAGCTAATGCTTCTAGTGCTGAACAAGCCGCTAATCAAATGGCTTTCCAGGAACGTATGCGTTCAACGCAGTATCAAGGTGGAGCTGGTACACCTACTGGTGCTGCTGGTACAGTTTATACTGCTCCTGTTAGAAATGTGTTAGGTGAAGCAGTTAACGCTTATTTAGCTGCAACACAAAATGATGCAGATGTTGCATTAAAACAAACAGCTGCATCTAATACATCAGCTCAAACTATTAAAGTTGAAGCTGATACTATTAAAACTGCAGCCGAAATTGGCAAAGTTTTGGAAGATACAAAAGTTAGTACACAAACATATAAAAATATGCAAGAGGCACTTAATAAATTAATTGCCGAAATTTCGCAAATTAAAGCTAGTACAGGGCTTACATCTGCTACTACAAAAAATGTGCAAGAAAATATTGCACCTTCAGTTGATCCATATTGGTATCGCGATTTGAAGAAAGGTATTTCTTCAGCGCGTGATTTTGTCGATAAATTGAAATATAAAGGTGTATCTGTATTACCTAATTTTGGAGGATCCAAGAAATGATTAAAAAATATGAAGTTTTTTTACGTAGTGCTTATAACTACGATGTAGATGCTGCGTCAAATGAGTCAGGGTTGGCTTGTGAGGAGCCTTCACTGGCTCAGCAGCATTTTAAAGAAGAATGTGATATTAACACCATTCTTCAGAAATTTAGTATTACAGGGATCCTACCGGAAGCCCCTTTATCGCCTCGTTATGGCGATTTTAGCGGTATTAGTGATTACCATACCGCTTTGAACTGCGTTATTGCGGCTCAAGAAGAATTTGAGGCTTTACCAGCTCAAATTAGGGCAAGGTTTCAAAATGATCCTGCCCAATTGATTGAGTTTTTGCAAAACGAGAAGAATCGACCAGAAGCCGAAGATCTCGGTCTGGTCGAAAAAGCAGCTGCCGAAGTCGTTGAAGCTGCGATTGTCACACCTGAAAAGGCGGCTGATTAAGCCGTAGCACAGTTACATTACTTGATGTAACTGTGCTAGGTGACACCAAACCGTAAATGTTTAATAACCGAGGAGCAAATATATGATGTATAGAAAACCTGTAAATAAACGCAAGTCGGCAAATACATTTCGCCGTACTGCTAAACGTACTAAAGCTGCAAATATGCAAAAAGCGCCACATCGTGGCGGCTGGCGGCTTTAATTAATTAAAATGGGTACCTCACATGCCTTGTTATCACCCTTTAAGCGCATTTCAATGCGCTGATGGATCAATTGTCTTTTATGAATCTAAAAGACACGATACTGTCAAATCTTTATCTTTACCATGCGGCCAATGTGTTGGTTGCAGACTTGAACGTTCACGTCAGTGGGCTATTAGATGTATGCATGAGGCGCAAATGCATACACAAAATTGTTTTATAACACTTACTTATGATGATGCACATCTCCCAAGCGATCGATCATTACACTATAGAGACTTTCAGCTCTTTATTAAAAGATTACGAAAACGGTATCCTGGACGAAGAATACGTTATTATATGGCTGGAGAATATGGTGAAAACTTTGGGAGACCGCATTGGCATGCCTGTATCTTCGGACTCGATTTCGATGATAAGAAATTATGGAAACGGACTTCCGCTAATTCTCTCTTATATCGATCCGCAGACCTTGAATTACTCTGGCCATTTGGTTATTCCTCCATTGGAGATGTTACTTTCGAATCCGCAGCCTACGTGGCTAGATACATTATGAAGAAGGTTATTGGTAAAAATGCTGCAGAGCATTACCAAGAAATTGACCCAGATACTGGGGAAATTACTAATAGAACTCCGGAGTTTACGAAAATGTCGTTAAAACCCGGTATAGGATACGAATGGTATAAGCAATATACTTCCGATGTATATCCACACGACTATGTTGTAGTTCGTGGTAAAAAAGTCAAACCACCTAAATATTATGATAAAAAATATAAAATTGATAATCCATATGAGTTTGACGAACTGCTTTACATTCGTGAAAAAAGTGCTAAACTTAGGCACGAAGATAATACTTTGGAAAGACTTGCTGTTAAAGAACAAGTTACCAAAGCGAAACTTCAGAGATTAAAACGTAACCTCACTTAGGAGCCTCACATGAAATTAGTATTATGTTCTGTAAAAGACCGGGCAGCTGATGCTTATGGTCGACCAATGTTTGTACCATCAGTTGGAGTTGCAATCCGCAGCTTTTCAGACGAAGTAAACAGAAAAGATCCAGATAATCAATTATTTAATCACCCAGACGATTTTGATTTATATGAGTTAGGTGAATTTGACGACAATTCTGGACTTTTTGCTTTACATGATGCACCCAAGTTGTTATCTTTGGGTAAACAAGTTAAGATTCAGGAATAAAAAACAAGCCGTCTCACCTTTAGGTGGGACGGAATTAGCCTAGGAGTTTAATAAAATGCACCGTAATCAATCAGTAGATGTCCACCAATTTACGAT